GCATCATTAGTTGCTGAGGTTGTCATGTGCGTCAGTGTACCTGCTGTACGATCATAGTATGCAGGGAAGTTTACACCGTCAACAAAGCATATCTGGTATACGTTATTGAAGTTGTAACGTGCCTGCCTTACCTTAGTGAAGGTAATGTCAGGTGCTGTAGCAAGAGAAGTCCATGCAGGTGTAGAATCAACGGCGTTGCCTATGTAGTACACACCATTACGTGCAGCAATGACCTTTTGGTTGTTAGCCTGCTGCACTAACGCTAGAGCCTGTACTACACCAGAGCCAGGAAGCTCAGCATCAATAAACTTAGTATAGCCTGCTACCTTACGGTAACCCCCATCTAGGGAAGGCTCAAAGTTTTGTAGTTGAAATGCTGAACCTACATTATTAATACCCTGCTGGAGAGGGCTGATGTTTGTAATCAAGCCTCCCGTAAAGGGCACTGGAAATGTTTGCCACTGTGTAGCCATTATTATGTTACTCTTAGGCTAGGTTTGTTACGTGTAATCATTGTAGAACGTACATAGTCGTAACGGTTAATATACAAACTACGCATATACTTAATACCGGATTCAAACTTGCCTTGTGCAATCTGAGATGCCTGTGTATCAGCACGGAACTGATATGCGTAGAACATAGCACCGTCTACAATAATATGCTTAAACTCAATAGGAACATTAGGTACATCATCATACAACTCAAGTGATACCTGATTGCGGTAGTACTCATATACTATTTCATATGCTTTGTCTGGAGTAGGGACTACGAGAAACTCTTGGCTTGGAGAACGAGCAACATGACGGGGAAGATCTTGTAAGTCGCTACCAGTGTTATACTCATAATCAACATAGTTGTCAAGGTATTCTTGGTAATCCATAGATTTTAGTTTAGTAGTGCTTACATTTAATGAGTCATCTTTCTTAATGCGAAAGCTATTCATGTCAATTAGTTTAGCATCAGTAGGATAATCGTAGCGTGTTACACCAGCAGTAAGAGTCTCTTCTTCTAAAATGTGATTCCAAGGCCAGTTATACTCTTCGTGGTTGATGTGTAGTAGCGAAGCATTTACAGCATCTTTAGCTGAACTATAGAAACCTGCAGCTGTATCAAAGTTAGAACTTGATAGCTCTACTTCATTAAGGCGGCGGTTTACTTCGTTTACTAGCCCTAAATAGTTATATGCCATTATTTATTCCTTACACGTAAACGAACCTTACGTTCTACTACTAAGCCATTCGTGTCGGCTATACGACAGTAGAACTGGTATTGTATATTATTATCACCAGAGCCTATACGTGCAGTTGCTACTTTGTCTGTGTTAGTAGCAGAGATAAGCTGTATGCCTTTGACAAGCTGTCCACTAGGGATAAGCTGAGTCTTCACACCATCAGCGTCATCAACAAACCAAGTAACACTACTAAGTGTTGCACCGCTAAGAAAGCGAGACCAGTCAATGCTATAGTCTAGTATTTCATCAGGATCTTTGTTAGGCCATTTAAGAGACATTATTATTATTCCTATGCTGCACGTACATACGCTGTGTTACCTAGTGTGCTATACTCACCTATGTAAGCAGTACGATCTCTGCTGTAGTTTTCTTTGATTGACTCGTAGTCGAACTGTACTGCGTTGATTGTTTCATCACCTACAGTAAACGTACCTTGTAAGCCTACTGGCAATACTACAGCCTTACAATCTAGTGTAACAGTAGCAGTCGATGCTGTACCCGCTACACCAGAAAGCGTAAAGGTTGCCTCTGCGTCAATAACAACTTCGTCACCCTCAATCAGGAGAGAGTCAGTGATAATATCATCCTCAACTCCTGCACCGCCTGTGGCTGTAACTGTGTTTGCTGTACCTGTAGCTGCTACACTTGCTGATGTAAGAACTGCTTCAGCTTGTGGAGTAGGTGCACCGATAGCACCATCACCTTGTGTACCTGTAAGATCAACATTAGTACGTGAGCTAACGTCAATGCCTGTGTCTATAGCACCTGTACCTGCTACACCTGTAAGTACAAAGGAAGCATCGGCCTGTTCATAGCTTTCACCAAAGGTAGCTACGGAGAAAGGATTAGTTGAGTAGGCCATGCTTTACTCCTTATGCAGCAGCATCACTTGAGAGTACACCATACCAGTTTGTACCGCCATCACGTGTATGGAAGACCAGCACATCTGTTTCACCTGAAGCAGGGGCATCTGGGGCTGTACCACCTGCCCACTTTACTGAACTAGGCCATGTGACTGTTGAGCCGTTGCCTGTTAGCTGTAGGATGAAGCCCATTGACCAGCCACTATCTGCGCCGCTGAATGTGAAGGTTGTATTGCCTGTCATAGTCAGACTGAATGCACCAGCATTGTCTACGTTACACGTTGGAGATGTGCCTGAGAGTGCATCATAATCCTCTGCATTGGAGCCATCAGTGTAAAGATTGCCGTTAATAGAAACACCGTTGGTCAGTGTGTTTAGTTTGTTTACACCGTCAAAATACAGGCGTGTTTCGCTATTGTGGACACCCTCTATTATCCACTCATTATTTATGTCATTGATGATGCCAGTAGTTGAGCCATTTGACATGAACACACCCCAGCCACCAATGTTGTAGCCCTCCCAGCCACCATGCGCACCACCATCAATCTCAATAGAGCCATAGCTGCCAGAGACAGGACGGAAGTAGCCGTTGCCTGTGTCGCCTAGACGTACACCAGTAGTGTCTACTGTTATTTCAGATGAACCGCCTGTGGCAAGGGTGATGGTGTTAGTCCCAAAGTTAAGATACGTGTCGGTATCTCCATTGTGGTATAATGCGCCATCAAGATACATTGTTGGTGAGTAAACATATTCTGTACCTGTTACACGGTTATGAGTAACATTAGCCCCCGTCGTAACAGCTTGGTTCAGGTAGCTGCTAAACTGATTGCCATCCCATAAGTCAGCATCTAGGCCAGAGCCAGAGCCATCGTTGCCAGCGTGCCATACTGTGTTGCCACCCGCCGTAATACTAGAACTATTAAAAGTAGCATTTCCGTTATCAGATATTACAAATAGGTTTAGGGTGTCTGCTGCGTTATTAAAACGGTATCCGTTTGTTGTGTTACCTTTAAAATAAGCACTAGATGAAACGGTTAGTGCGTTATTAATGGTATCACTAACATCGCTACGCAAGAAGCTGCCACTATCAATGCCATCCAACAAGTTACTGTCAGCCGCCTTGCCAGATGTAGACAGCTTACCGTCCAGCGCAGTCTGCAATCCATCTACGTTTGAGATAACGTGGTTGTGGCTATCATCTGCAACTGTGACTGACAGTGTGGCATTGCCAAGATTAGTAAATGTAGCAGAACCTGACGCATCGCCTGAAAGCGTCAACGTGGGATCAGCAGTAGCGGTTGTTGCAATAGACACGTTACCAAGGTTGGTCATTGTGCCAGAGCCAGTAACAGCGCCTGTCAATGTGACTGTAGGGTCAGATGTAGCAGTGGTGCTGATGCTGATATTGCCAGAACCATCAAAGTCAGCGTTGCCTGTGACAGCACCTGTTACAGCAATGTTACGTGCTGTAGCCAATGAAGATGCTGTAGTAGCATTACCACTCAATGCACCTGTAATAGTACCTGCACTGAAGTTACCAGACGCATCACGAGCTACAACTTTAGATGCTGTGTTAGTTGATGTGGCATCTACGCCAATCGTAAGAGCAGCACCTTCAGAACCTGCAGCACCACCTGTGATGTAGTTACCTGAAGCCACAGACCCTACGTAGTTACCTGTAGTGTCAGTACCTAGTGCTACAGAATCAGCAGCAATAGTAGTTGCGATAGTTGCGTTACCTGAACCGTCTACACCTGTAACACTACCAGTGACATCACCTGTCAAGCTGATAGTGCGTCCTGTTTCCCAAGCTGTTGCAGTAGCTGCATTACCTGTTGTGTCTTGGTTACCTGCAGTATTAACACCAGGCAAGTTAATGCTTGCTGTACCATCAAATGATACACCGCCAATGTTACGTGCTGTCTCAAGAGCAGTAGCAGTATCAGCATTACCTGTTACATCACCAGTGACGTTACCTGTCACATTACCCGTTAGGGCTGCTGCCACACTATTAAATGTTACATCAGAGGTTGTCTCTACAGCCTGACCAATGTTAATGCCAGAACCATCTACAGTAACACCTGTGCCTGCATCAGCAGCAAAAACTGTACCTGTAAGTGTAAGACCGTTACCTGCACTATATACAGCAGTTTCAGCAATAACAGTAAATGTAATGTTAGTAGTACCAAAAGTAATAGTACCACTAGTGTTCATCACATATAATTCACCTGCACCCGTGTCACCTTCTTTAACAAAGAATGCGTCACCTTCACCTAGTGAATCAGGATCGGATGCACCATAAGAGTCAGCATCTGTGGCACGTGTAAGTACCCAGTTAGTGCTGCCATCACCTACAGTAGTAACTGTGTAGATACCGTTATGTGCTGCGTTTGTTTGATTATAAATAAGTGCACGATCTGCAGAGCTAAGAGCTACACCATCAATAGTAATAGCTGCTTGTGTACCTGCGTTAGTAAGTGTAGCACCTACACCTGCAGTACCGTTGTTATACGTAGCGTTAAGATTGCTAGGTGCCTCAACACGTACTAGTGTATGATAGTGAATACCTGCTGCAGCAATAGTATCAACGTACTGTTTTGTCGCAGCTTGTAATGCTGTTTGAGGATCACGAGATAAGTCTAGGTCACCATCAGCATTAAAGAATGCAGCTTTACCTGCAGGTTGTGAAATAAATAC